AGAACCGCACATGCGTCTTGAAAGCCCCCACGTTGCAGGTGAAAATCTGCTGGCAGTGCTGGCACTTCATCTTGCCCCTCCCTGCTCACTGTCGTTGCCATCCGGCGAAGGCGCTGCGGCGAGCATTTCGTCGCGTAGTTGCCGCAGGCCAGCAAACATTTCCCGCAGCGAGTAGTCAGGATGGCCAGCCTGATCGAGCATCGCACCTAGCCTGTCGTGCCACTCACGCACCTTCGCCGTACCGCCTGCCGGTGTCTCCGACTGCGGCACTGCGTACAGCGGCGTTACTTGTACGGTATCAGGGCGATAATCCTTTACGCGTAAATCGACCTCCCATTGCTCGGTAGCGAACCCCGGCATGGCATCGCCAATCTTCACCATCCACGCCACCGGCTCGCTTCGCGCGGTCGCAGGCTGCGGCAAGGTCGCCAGCGTTTCCTTCAACAATATGCGGTACTCGTTCGCTGGTGTGGCAGACTGGAGCGCGTGATACCCGGCAACTAGTGGAATCGACACGAACCAGTCTGTCGTCATTTGGATTGCGCGGTCATCCTCAACGCTTTGGCACAGGTATGAGCCATCCTTCCAGACGGTGAGCATCAATTCCTCGTGCGGCACTCCGTTGGTGGCCGCCTGCGCAAATATCATGTCGATGGTTTCCGGGAGGTCTTTCCGTGGGCCGATAACTTCCTTGGCACCCGGAACGCTCATGGCAAGATCGGCCAGCGTTCCCCACATTTGCTTCAGGTCTGCCAGCGTCGCATCCAACTCCTGACGACTGAATGGCTCTGGTGCCCCACCGCTGGTGTTCGCCGGAATTGCAGATGCGGTGAAATTGGCCTCGGGGAACGGTTCGGTATCCCACTTGCGGATTCGCCAATTCCCAGGCTGCTCTTGCACATGCTCGCTTGGAACGAGCCAAACGTAGAGCGCCGATGGCCTCGGTGCCTCAGACGACGACGGTTTCATGCGGCAATCCTCCACGGCAGCAGCAGCGCGCCACTATTGAGCGGCAAACGCCGCGTGAACACGAGTTGATCTTTGCTCTCTCGAATGATTCGCTCGGCCTCCAATGAAACCGGCTCGTAGCCCATGGACTCAAGCCGCTGCATTTCCAGCGGCGTGAACCAGGCCAGTAGTGCATCGATTGACCGGCAGGCACAGCCGGAATGCCAGCCCTCCGGGATTTCGCTCAGCCATTGAGTCCCGAACTCGGAGAGCACGCTCGGGTGGCGCAGCAGCCGCTCCTCGCTGTTGTCCTCTACCCAGTGATGCGATAGGCCGGGGCGCCATGGCCCACGCCCATCGGACGCCTGCACCCGGTATATCTGCAATGGGGTAGAGGGCGACGGCTTCATGCTTCCTCCGGCATCTTCCCGAGTGCGTCGCGGATCAGCTTCATCTCGGGCGAGTGGTTGAAGTAGAGGTCGAAGGCGTCGTCATCTCCTGGCTTTTGCGGCATCGCGTGCCAGACCCGGATAACGCTGACGGCCTGCTCCAATGCCTTGCGCAGCGCCAGAATGCGCTCGTACGCCTCATTGAAATCATCGCTCATCGCTGCAACTCCTTCGTTGTGTAGCTGTCGGCAACGATCTTCTCTTTGAATCCGCAGTCGTCGCATAAGATCATGCTTGGGTCAGTCGGATGCACGTCCCTCGTAGGCCAGCGATATTCAGATTGGCACTTCGGACACGGTAGACACCCGTACATATTCGCGGCCGGGTTGTCGCAGTCCACCTTCGCTGTGTTAGTCATACAGGCGCTTCCTCCAGCATCGGAATGCGCTCTTTCCAAATCAGGCTCATGCCGTGCGTGCCGGGAAACAAGTCCTCGATGGTGTCCTGCGTCCAGTCCACGCCGAGCAGGTCAGCGATCCACATGGCGAACTTCGGCGGCTTGGCACCGGGCAGTCCCTTCTTCATGGCGATGTTCTCGCTGTGCCAGTCGCGCACGGTTGGCTCATCCCTGCCACGCCTACGCCCGCCCCTGAAGATCACCGGCTCCCACGCATAGGCGACCGGCACGTTCGGATTGAACACGGCGAACGGCTTGACCCAGCTGCCGATCCTACAATCCAAGGGGCACATGGGCAGCAGGACGCGCAGGGAAGGCGTGCTGAGGCTCATGGCCCATCCGTCCGGGTACTCGGCGCACAGGCGCTCCACGAGCCTCCGGTGCGTCTCTGGCTCGTTCCAGTCCATCGCGTCAGGATGGTGCATGGCGTACAACTTCCCGCAGCCAAGGTAAGGCGGATCGGCGTAGGCAAACCTCATCGAGCGGTAGCCGTTTGTACCTTCCAACCAGGCACACAGCCCTGTTTGCTGACAACTGTGATAGCCCTTCGCTTCCTTGAGTTGGCAGGCATCTTCGCAATCGGTGTGCTTGTCCATGTTGCCCCTATGAATCGTTCGTGCCGAAGATAGGGGAGAACGGCGACGGGTCGCTAGCCCGTGTCTCCTTATTAGCCCACTCTGCAGAGGGGGAGCGGGAAACCAATCCCACGCTTGCCACGCCGTTCATTGTTCGACGCATACCTATCGCAACTCCCTGATGATCCCGTAGTTCCCGCCGCACTTCTCGCAGGCCCAAAGCAAGAGCCCGCGCTCGCGCTTCTTGACGATCTTAGGGCGCACTGGCTTGCCGTGCCGGTCGAAGGTTGGCAGGCAGGCGAAGCAGCCATCTTTGCGGTCGGTGAACCCCTGGTCTTCGCAGTCATTTTCTACGAGCATCATCGTTCCTCAACCTTACAGGGGATCTTCGCCGATTTCACGCATGGTGGCGTAACCACGCTCCAGGCTCTCACGGGCACCAGAATTTAGGACGCCGCGCAGAGCCTCTACCACCTTCGGATAGTTATTGCATGCGTGGGCGATGTAGGCGCGGTTAGCGAGGAAATCACGTTCACGCGGTTGCATCATCGCAGCGGCGACGTTGGAACCATCCGGGCCGACGATGTACGGTGTAAAAACGTCGGTCTTAGCGTTCGCGGGATAGTAATCGCGCAGAAGCGCCCATGGCAGCGGCGTTGCTGGTTTCATGTCCTTTCTCCTCTATATCGCTTCGGTCTAGCACTGTGACTAGAACGGTTCCGGGGCGCGCGCCTTCTCGTAGGCAGCGCAAGCCTCGATCAGGTCTCTGCCTGGTCCGCGTTCTACCCCGCCCTTGTCAGGGTGTCGGAGCCCTTTCGGGTAGGTGTCTTTCCACTCGACGTAGCGGGCCATCGCGCACTCGATGATCTTGCGTTCCAATTCGATGATCTTGCGTTCCAAATCGGTCATCTCGTCTCTCCTTCGCCATTACCTGCTTTGCACGAAGTCAGCACCGCGTATGGCAGCATGTCGAAGATGTTGCCGAGATACTCCCAATGCTCGCCTGTTGGCTTGATGGCGGGATCAGATACCGAAGCGTTCGGATCGTCATCGCGCCAATCGCAGGGATGCGAGTAAAGGGAGGGCTCGCCCCAGTGGTAAAGGGAAAAGTTGTTGTGGACCGTGCCGAAGCGACGAGTGCCGCGCTTATGCCCGTTCGTGATCCTGACGATGCCGAGGCGTCTGCAGAGCCACATATCGCCCTTCTCTGACCGAGCAGGCTTTTTGAGCGCCTTCAACGCCCGATATTCCGGGCTTGGCGTCACAGCTTCGTCACCTTCACGGGGCGATCAGCACGCGCTGCTACGGCCAGCATCTCGACCACGTAGGCGGTTTGCCCGTTCTCGGCGCACGCCTGCGATGCCGCCTCGGTAGCCTCGCCAAGCTCGGCGAAACGCCGCTCCATCAAGTCGAAAGCGTCTCGCGGGATCACAACAAATTTCTTGAGTTTGACCATCTCGTTCCTCTCAGTTCGTCCTATTTGCAACTGCGCCGCATCCGTGGCTCGGACGCGAATCCCTGCGGTATGCAGTGCCACGGCGCGGCGCATTCCGGTTCACGCGGCTACTTTCATCCCGGTCTCCCACAGCAGCCGCTCTACCTCGCTGTTCGTCCACGCGAGCAGCTTCACGTCGTCGAGCTTATGGGCCAGGTAGAACGCACGGCGCCGGGCCTGGTGCAGGCCGTCGTGGCAGTCCTTGCACAGCGGGACGGTCGCGAAGTCGGAATGATCGCCGCGCACAAATTCGATGTGATGGGCCTCGGCGCATGGCGTCCTGCGGCCGTAGAGGTTCAGGCACACCACGCAGGGCAGGCGGTGCACGAGGGCGAGCCAGCGGGTGCTGGAGGCGCTCACGCCCGCTTCCTCTCTTTGATCTCGCCCAGGCGCAGCGCCACGGCGCGCGCGAAGCGCTCGTCCTGCCGGACCTCCAGCGGGCAGCGCGAGGCGTAGTCGCGAACCTCGTCGAGGCTGGCGCATTGGGCGAGCAGGGCGCAGTAGTCCACTGCGGTCAGGGGCTTCGCCACGGTGGACTGCGGGACCTCGATCATCACGCCGCCCTGCGCCGCTGCCGTTCGAAATAGGCACGGATCGCCGCGGCCACCGCCCCGAACTCCGGCTCGTCGCCGTAGCGCTGCAGGAAGGTCTCGAGCATGGCGCGTGCATCCAAGCGGTCCTGGTCCTTGCGGCGCTGCTCTCGCTCGGCCTGGGCCCGGGCGTTCTCCTCAGCTTCCCGCTTACGCTGCTCCTCCAGCCGTTGGGCGCGGGCCTCTTCGTCCTTGCGGAACTGCTCGGCGCGCGCGGCCTCTTCCAGCTTGCGGCGCTCGTCGTTGACCCTCTCGCGCTCGGCAGCGAGTTTCTCCTCCTCCGCCAGGCGCGTGAGGCGCACGCGCTCTTGCTCCTCTGCAAGGGCCTTGAAACTGGCGTCTGCTTCGGCCTGCAGCTTGGCTCGGGCCTCGGACTGCTGGCGCTCGAAGGCCTCACGCTCAGCCGCCAGCTTCGCCCGCTCCTCGGCCAGGCGCCGCTCTTCGGCTTCCTTACGGGCGCGCTCTTCAGCGGCGAGGCGCTCCTGCTCGGCGCGGATAGCTGCCTCGCGGGCCTCCTGCTCGCGCCGCTCCTCGGCTTCGATCTGCGCCTTGATGGGGTCCTCGATCGCGGCGATCAGGGCGAAGATGCGGTTCGCCTCGCCGTCGATCAGCTTCGAGCGGGCGAGTACGTCCTCCTTCACCTTCTTGCGGGTCTTCTCCAGCGCGATGCGTAGGGCGGCGACCTCCCGATGGGCTGACTTGGCTTCGGCCAGGCCCTTCGGCGTGGTGACGTCGCAGACGAGGCCGCGGTACTTCTCGACGCTGGCGAGCGCCGCGGTGATCGGGCTGTACTCGGTGATGGCGTTCGATTGCTCTTTCAGGTCCATGATGATCCTCAAAAGTGGAGGGGAGGCCGGGCGTTACTCCGGCTCGGACACGTCAGCGGCTGGCGCCTTCCTTTCGCGGTTCTCGCGCCGTGGCATTGAAGCCACGTTCCCTCATCACCCCCTTGATTACTGGCGGGGTATGGCGTTTCCTCGACCGTCGCCGAGGGCGTCCACTTCCAGAGTCGCTTGAGGAGTCCATCCCCCAAGCCGGGAATCGAGCCCGTGCCGTCTGCGTTGATAGCGTGTCTACTTTCCACGCCGCTCCCCATTGGTCAGGCTGCCTTTCGGTTGAGCCGCTCGATGATCTCGTCCACCTCACGCAGGAAGACGTTCACCTCGGCGGTGATTTCGAGAATGCGCTTGTCGTCGCGCGGGAAGCGCACGATGAACAGCCGCAGGTGCTCCGGCAGTCGCGGGTCGAAGGATACGAAGTCAGCCCACTTCCGCCCGGTGCATGCGAGCGCCCAAGATAGCTGCGGTTCGTATTTCGACGGCACCTTGCCGTCCATCAGGTACTGCAAATGTGTGGCTGATTTCGGTGCCTTGATCTCCAGAACGCCATCCTCTCCGACCAGCCCATCAGGAGATGCGCCGGCCTGCTCGATCTCTGCATGCACCACGAAGCCGAATTGATCCACCAGGCAATCGGTTGCCATTTCGTAGGCACTGCGAGCCAGCGGCTCGTTCTCGGTGCCCCAAATCATTTCGGCGTTGATGAATCCTTTGTCGTAAGGCTGGCCAGTAAGCCGTTCAACGACGATCTCGGTTTTGTAGTCTCTTCGCGCTGCAGCTTCTCCGGTCTTGATGCGCGCCAACACATCACCTAGTCTTGATGCCGTAACGCGGCCACAGCGTGCCTGCTTCCACTCGTCGGAGCCTTGCAAGCAATCGATGATCTTCATGCCCATGTGATCCCCCGTAGCACGCAGGAGACTGTGCGTTGCGTCACTTTCATGCGGGCGGCAATTTGATGCTGCGTCAAACCAGCCTCGCGCAGAGTCTTTATCGCTTGAGCTTTTTCTGGAGATAGCTTGTTGTTCGTGCGGTTGCGCTGCTGCTGCTGTTGCGTCGCCCAGCGGCAATTGCCAGGCCCGTAGCTCTTGGCGTTGTCAATGCGATCAAGCGACATGCCCTTGGGACGTTCGCCCATGTCGGAGAAGAAGTTCTCGAACCAATGCCAGCGTTCGCACACCGTGATCCCGCGCGCGCCGTAGGATGGGAAGTTCTTGTTGTTCGGGTTGTAGCAGCGCGTCTTCATATCCGCCCATGACCGATATGCTCCGGTCCCGTATTGACCGTGTGTAAGTCGCGCTGTCTTGCGCGCTGCGATGAATGCCGCGCTCAGGCTCACGACTTCACCCCCAGCGACTTCTTCAGCGCGTCCTTGTGCTGCGTGAATAGGCGCATCGCCCCCTTGTCGTTCGCGGCCTCGGCTGCCTTCCACGCCTTGGCGAACGCCTTCTTCAGGGACTCCTCGTCAGCCGTGGAGTCGATCGCGGCGAGATGATCGGCGACCGCCTTTTCGTCCATGCGAGCCCCGTCGGTCCCGTTGCCGTCGTTGTCGTCGCCCTGCTCGGCGATGCCGCACACCGCCTTCAAGGTGTAGCGTTCGAGGTAGTTCGTGGAACTGGCGCGCGCCTGGATGGCGTTCTTCGCGCCGCCGACGTCCGGCGGTCCGCCCATCGAAACAGTCTCCGCATGCCCGAGGATGTGCTTGAGCGTGCAGGTGACCTCGATCCAGTCCTTCTCGTCCTTCGTAAGCTTCCACGAGTGACTGAGGCCGTGCTTTGAAAGGAGGGGGGTGACCGCGTTCACGACGGACGAAAGCTCGGCGTACTTCTTTCCCTTGAGCGGGCCATCCGTGACGGGCTTGTTTTTGACGACGACGATCGCCTCGGCCTTGAAAGAGGAGAAGGCCACGTTGTAGGCCTTGCGCGCCTCGGTCGCTTCCCACTGGTCACGGACGGCCAGAAGTTTCTCCAGCTTGGCCACGTCGAAGTTCGGGTCCATCGCCGCGCGGTCGATGATCTTCATCAGCGCGCTGGCATCTGCGGGGACCGTCGGGACGGGCAGGCGGGCAGTTTCGCGCGCGCGCTCCTCGACGACGATCAGGGGCTTCTCTTGTGCTGCGTTCATCGTTTTCTCCTCGTTCACGTCAGTGTCCGTTCTGGTTGGCGACTTCGAGCCACACTGGGCCGTAGACGCATTGGTGCCACTCGAAGCCTTGGTGATTGCGCTGCTTCACCATGTAGCGCAGCCACTGGCCGTCCTTGAGACTCTGGCACTCGTGATGCGCATGTTCTGCAACGATTGCCTCAGTCACCACAGCTTCGTGGCCGTCCTTGGTGTGCGCCGCCACCATGAGAATCACCACCAGAGCGGCGTAGAAATACTCGCGCAGGCGTGGCCTGTCAGAGGGCAGGGGCGGCAGGTAGCGGCGCTCGTTCATTTGCCGCACTTCCAGCGCCTGCGCGTGCTGGCCGGCGCCTGGGTGTAGCCGATGCGGTAGAGATTGAGGTACGAACGCGCCAAGAACAAGTCGCCCTCTTGCAACCACACGCGCGACAGGTGCAACATGCGCTTGAGAGCCCCGTACCTGCTCGCGTGCTGGTTGCCGCTCACGACTCGAACCTCGCAGCGTTGACGCGCAGCACCAGCTCGGCGAACCGCGCGAGTAGGTCGTCGTCGGTAATCGGCTTCGGCGCGTGCGGGTGCTCGCAGCGCCACAGGTAGCACTCGCCGTCCTTGGAACATTCGCCAGTAGCGACCGGGCAACCGATGGGGGAGACGCACTTCACCACGGCCACCACTTCATAAGCGCCAGCACCGCAGCGATGACGGCAGCGTAGATACCGAGGGAGATAACCCCGGCGAGCGCAATCCCGCGCATGGTGTCCAGGTCGTCGGGCTTCATGCGGCCCGCCGCGCGAGTTCGTTCGTGCCCAAGTCCCATCCACGACGCCACGCGCCATACAGCGGGTCCTCGGGCTTGTAGGGATTGAGATTCAGCGACAGGGCAAGCCTGCCGACCCTCGTGCCTTCGGTGAAGGCGGACTGCTCAAGTTCGGTGCGTTGCTCGGCGGTCACGGCGCTTTCACCTTGACCTTGCGCGTCCACTCAGCCCCGCACCTAACGCAGCGAAACGTCTGCCAGTCCTGATTGGCCTCGTCTATACGGGGGACGCGCTTGCCGCGCCGGTGGCCGCGGAACCTGCAGATCAACTTGCCGAACATCTGACCCCTCCTTCGCCCATGCATTGGGCGATGGAGGGAGAATAGCAACGCTATTTCAGAAAGTCAACAGCAACACTATTCTGCCGCCGGCAGGGTTACGCTTTATGGCGGGGGCGTAGCCGGTTAGTGTGTTACTGGCAGACCATGCTGCCCATGATGCTCTGACGGCACGTCACGCCTGGAGTCACCCGGGCGCCCTCAAGACCTGGGCGCAGCATCTCCCTGCGCGCCTCTTGGCGGGCGGCGTCGCGATCTCGTGCGGCCTCGAACGCCCGCGTGTCGAACGGCGCGCCGGCGGGTGCACCGGTCCTGATCCCAGCCTCCAGACGCTCGATGATCTCGTTCACCTTCTGCTGCTCAAGGTAGTGGGCCTCGTCTGCGCTGAGCTCCTTGCGGTCCATCTTGCCGGCCAGCACCAGGCGGTAGGCGTCCAGCTCCTCAGTGTAGGAGTCCGCAATACCCAAGGTCCGCCGGTTATTGCGCTGCGCAACAACAGCCTCCTTGTTGCTGATTTTGCCAGCCTTTAGCTGCTTTCGGACCTGCAGCACGTACAGGTTCTGCTCGTCCTCGCGCTGGTCGGTGTAGTGGGGGGTCGCACACCCTGCGAAAAGGGCCAAAGCCAGTAGAGCGAAAGGTCTCATTTTGCCTCCTTTGCGCATGCGATATTACAGGGTCAGTTAGAAGCGTGGTTCGTACTCGTGGGGGGAGAGGCCGTCCAGGACCGCCGCGAGCATGGGCTCGAAGTCCTCGGACTGGTTGAAGCAATCGCGCACCATCATGCCCATCTGGCGTATGGCGCGCGCGCGTTCCTTCTTGAGGATCGAGCTACGGCCGCCGCGGGCATAGTGACGCACCATCCACGCGGTGTTCAGGATCGCGGCCACCAGCGCTGCGGTATCCGGCGCCATGACAGAATCACAACACCATCGACCGCTACAGGGCTACTCGCGCGGTCCCGATTTTATAAAGCATTGTAAGCAGTGCCCAAAACCGCCTGCGGAGCGATTTAACATAATACACAAGCGAAGCGATCGGCGAAAAAAATGCGGCATGGGCTGGCTGAGGGGTCGGTAGCAGGGCGGCGACGAAGAACGCCAACGCGATCGACTTGGCTGTCCCCTTCCACCAGGACCGCGGGCCGAGGAAAGGCAGAATGTCGGCCTTCAACTGGTCGGCCAGCATGGGGCTGAAGTCCACGATGTGGCACCCGAGGCCCTTGGCGAACCTGCCCGCGGCTTCGAGCGATAGCGGCACCCGGCCGGCGAGGTACTGGTGCACCATGCTCTGATTGCCGATGCCGTGCCGCTCGCCGAATTCGGCCTGGGTCATGCCGGTCGGGGTGATGCGCTCGTCGTAGAGCTTCCGCAGCGCCCTGTGCGCCTCTGGGTCGTTCCAGCGTTGCTCGCGCTTACCCATGCGAGCGACTGTAACAGTTCCGCTAATTTTCGCAAGTTCCATCGGTGCTATCCCTCCTAAATAGTAATCCTGTTGACTGGCTGAAACAGTAGTGCTATTTTGCGCGGCATGGACATCGCCGCGTACCTCAAAAAGCACAGCCTCACTCAGAAGCAGTTCGCGGACAAGATCGGCTGCACCCAAGGGGCGGTGTCGCAATGGCTCCTTGGGGCTCAGCCGTCCGCCGAGCGCGCAGTCGAAATCGAGAAAAAGACCGACGGCCAGATCCAGCGGCACGAACTACGGCCAGACCTTTTCGCCAAGCAAGCGGCGTGAGCCTCGATTTGAAGCCGGTGATGGTCCGGCTCCCCGTGGAGGCCTACGAGGCCTTGAAGATGCTCTCGGACGCGAACGAGCATGACCTCGGGGAAGAGGCCCGCGAAATCCTGACTGAGGCGCTGCTCGGCAAGGGACACGGCCTGAAGGTAATCGCCGCCCGGCTTACGCGTGCGATAACGAGCGGCAAGGACCGTTAAGGCGCGTCAACGTGACCCTGCGGGCACCGACGCTGCGACTGGGTATGGACGAATTGATATGCGATTCGTTTGCAGGAGGGGGCGGCGCATCGCTCGGCATCGAGTGGGCCCTCGGCCGCGCGCAGTTCGCCGACCAGGTGATCGAGGTGGCCGCCGCATGACCGACCTTGTCCTGAAGCAGCCGCCCCACTCGACCGAGGCCGAGCAGTCCCTGCTGGGCGCGCTCCTGCTCGACAACGCCGCCTTCGAGAAGGTGTCATGGCTTACCGACAATGCGTTTTACAGCGACAGCCACCGTCGGTTGTGGCGTTGCCTCGCCCGGCTGATCGAAGCCGGCAGAGCGGCCGACATCGTCACCGTGGCCGAGGCGCTCGGCGACGAACTGGACAAGGCCGGGGGCCCCGCGTACCTCGGCGCGCTCGCGCAGAACACCCCGAGCGCGGTCAACATCGAGACCTACGCGCGCTTGGTCTACGAGAAGTCGGTCCAGCGCCAGCTCGCCCAGGTCGGGACCGAGATCGCGGAGGCTGCGCTCGCGCCAGCCGTGGGCGACGTCGGCGCGCTGCTCGACGAGGCCGAGTCGAAGATCCTGCAAATCGGGGAACACAGGGCACGCCAAGCCGACATCGTTTCCATCGGCCAGGCAGTAACCGAGTACCTGGAATGGATCGACGAGCACCCGAACGGCATCGAGACCGGGCTGAAAGACGTTGACGCGCTGACAGGCGGGCTGCTGCCGGGGAACCTCGTGGTGATCGCAGGGCGCCCGCACATGGGCAAGACAGCCTATGCCCTGCAATGCGCCGAGCACATCTGCGCCGTAGATAAGCCAGGGATCGTGTTCTCGCTCGAATCCTCGAGACGAGAGATAGCTGGGCGCCTCGTCGAGTGGCACAAGCATCGCCTGGGACGCAACGCCGCGGCCGACCGAATCTACCAGCTCAAGCTCTTCATCGACGAAAGCTCTGCCATTGGGCCTGGGGCAATCCGCTCGAAGCTGCGTCGGATGAAGAAGGCGAACGGCTGCTCGCTCGTCGTCGTCGACTACCTGCAGCTGGTACGTGGAAAGGGCGATTCGCGCGAGCAGGAGGTGGCCTTCGTGTCCCGCGAGCTGAAGGCCATAGCGAAGGAGTTTCAGGTGCCGGTCATTGCGCTCGCGCAGTTGAACCGTGACGTCGAGAAGCGCGCCGACCGACGGCCTCACATGGCGGACCTGCGGGAGTCTGGTTCCATCGAGGCCGACGCCGACCTGATCCTGCTGCTCTATCGCCCGGACTACTACGAGAAGGATTGCCAGACGGCCATGCCGGAGGCCGAGATCATCGTCGCCAAGAACCGGAACAACGGCCGCACCGGCAGCGTGAAGGTCATGTTCTCGCGAGAGCTGGGGCGCTTCGGCGACTTCCTCCCGGAGCGCTACCGGACGGAGGTCGCCTGATGGCCGGCGACTGGATCAAGATGCGCCTCGATCTATCCGACGATCCAGCGGTGATCGGTATCGCCGCGGAGCTCGGCGTGGACGAGTACGCGATCGTTGGGCGCCTCCACAAGCTTTGGTCTTGGGCTGATCGACAGTCACGCGATGGTCACGCTGCGAGCGTGACAGAAAAGTGGATCGACCGTTACGTCGAGCGTGACGGATTCGCTGCGGCGATGGCTAAGGCTGGGTGGTTGAAGGTCAACGGTGTCGGTGTTTCATTCCCCAATTTCGACCGTCACAACGGGGAAAGCGCGAAAAAACGGGCACTTGCATCAAACCGACAGCGTAACGCTCGCGTCACATCTTCGTCACGCAAACAGCGTGACAGCAGCGTGACCAGAGAAGAGAAGAGGGAGAGTAATAAACCCCCTGTATCCCCCTTAACCCTGCCAGCAGGGGTGACGGTAGAGGACTGGCAGGCGTTTCGAGACCACCGCTCGAAGTTGCGCAAGCCGATGACGCCGCGCGCAGAGCAGCTCGCGCTCGAAAAGCTCGTCGAGCTTTCCTCTCAGGGTTACGACCCAAAGAAGACGCTGAACCACGCTATCGAGGCGGGCTGGCAAACATTTTTCCCGCGCGACGATTGCCGAGCCGTCGTCACCGCCCCCGAGCGCGAGAAGGCGCAGGCCTGTCCATGCGGGCAAGCAGGGACGGTCAAGGTGGGTGGGAAGTGGAGGTGCTCGGCGCACGTTCGGACGGACTTTCAAACCGCGGCGCGAGCCGCATAGGAGACGACGATGGAGCAGATCGAAGCAGGGAAGGGCAACGGGAAGGGACGAGTCAGGCCGCTTGCTCGGCAGGGTGCGGACAAGCAAGAGGCGGTGCTCAAGAGCACGGATCAGAGAAATCACCGGCGACAGCAAACGCGGGGCGCATGGAAATATGTATGGCATCAGGAAAGAGGCGGAGCGTGACAGCAGTACTCGTTGATAGATGCCCGCATTGTGGCCGGATGCTCCGTCGACGCTCGGTCGAGAAGAACGCTCACCTGCACGCGGTGCTGTCCGAAATCTCGAAGCAGCGGCAGTGGGCCGGGCAGTGGCTCGACGTGGAAACGTGGAAGCGGCTGATGGTCGCGGCCTTCGAGCGCGAGCAGAAGCGCAGCGTTGAGGTCTACCCAGCTATCGACGGTCACGGTGTGGACGTGGTGTACCGCCGCACCTCGCGCATGACGCAAGAGGAGATCCGGCAGCTGATCTACTTCGCCGAATCGTGGGCTATAGAGCAGGGCGTGGTGCTGAAAGAGTTGGAGCCGCAGGGGTGAGCCGGGTAATTGCCATCGACCCAGGCTACACCGAGAGCGCGTGGTGCGTGCTGGAGGGAGACAGGCCGCTGTCGTTCGGCAAGGAGCCGAACAGCGATGTGCTGATTCGCGTGCGGCGGGAATGGAGTCCGCTCGACGACAAGGATCTGCTCGCGGTGGAGATGATCGCGAGTTACGGCATGCCGGTCGGCCGCGAGGTATTCGACACCTGCCTGTGGATCGGCCGCTACATCGAGGCATGGGAGCGTAGGCAGGGGAAGTACGCGCTCGTCTACCGGCGGGACGTGAAGATGCACCTGTGCAACTCGGCGCGCGCCAAGGACTCGAACGTGCGCGCGGCGCTGCTGGACCGCTACGGGCCTGGGCGAGAAAAGGCGATCGGCACAAAGCGCGCGCCGGGCCCGCTGTACGGCCTGAAGGGCGACGGATGGAGCGCGCTCGCGGTGGCACTCAAGGCTGCCGCATGAGACGCGGCCGCAAATGGTCCCGCAGGAAGGTCTACGAGATTCTGGAGCGCGAGCGGCGCATGCCCATCGTGCGCGACAGGGACGGCAGGCCGATAGAGACGTCGAGAGCCTGCGCCAAGCCATGCTCGTGGTATCCGACCTGCTGGTGCGGCATAAAGAACCTGGCGCCGATGCCGGCATGAGCACGGTGATCGCCCGAGACCGCAATGCCTGGCGCGACCGCGGCAAGCCTCGCCGCTATCGGACGGACAAGACCTGCAAGGACAAGCGCTACTTCGCCGACGAGGCTCTTGCCCGGGCGCAAGCCCAAGCCAGGATTCAAGAGGTAGGGCTGAAAAAGCTGTGGGTGTATCGCTGCAGATTCTGTCCGGGATGGCATATTACGAGTCACAACCAGGGCGCCGAGAAGATGGTCACCGCGGCGAGCACGGCATGAGGCGCTTCCATGTCCGGTAAAAAAGGTATGCACGTTCGGGCCTCAACAAGCCCAGCTGTAGCTGAGGCGATCAGATCAAGGATCAAATCCGCGGTAATCGTTGATCGTCTTACAAAACATGTACTTGGGAAAGTGCAAATGGAAGCGTCGCAGGTTACAGCAGCGCTCGGCCTGCTGAGGAAGTGCGTCCCGGACTTGGCGAGCATGGAACACACCGGCGAGGTGACGCACCAGCACGTCGCTCGCCTGCCTGATGTTGAGCCGAACAGCCAGGAATGGCTGAAGAAATACGGCCCACGCCTGCTGGTGGCGAAGTAATGGGCGCGCGAGAGATGGTGCAGGGGGAATGGGAGCCGGCATCGTGGCCCTCGCGGGCGTTCATCGGGTGCCCGACCTTCGAGATTTTCTTCGGCGGCGCGCGGGGGTCACTGAAGACGGAGAGCGCGCTCGGCGATTGGATCAAGCACGAGTCGCTGTACGGTGAAAATGCCATCGGGCTGATGGTGCGCAGGACGCGCACTCAACTCATCGAGACATACGAACGGGCCAAGCAGATCTATATAGGACTAGGCTTCAAGTTCAACGAGGCCGAGCACACCTGCCGAGGGCCGAAGGGCGGGCGCCTGAGGTTCGCGCACCTTGAGCGCGACTCGGACGCGGAGAACTACCAGGGCCATTCCTACACGCGCGTCTATATCGAGGAGTTGGGCAACTTCCCGAGCCCGTCGCCGGTGATGAAGCTGATGGCGACGCTGCGCTCGGCGCGCGGCGTGCCATGCGGCTTTCGCGCCACTGGCAACCCAGGAGGGCCCGGGCATGGCTGGGTGAAGGAGCGCTACATCACGCCGGCGCGTGAGGGCTGGAAGGTGATTCCAGAGGAATACGTGAATCCGTGGACCCACGAGAAAGTGGTGCGCGAGCGCATCTTCATTCCTGGGAGGATCACGGACCACAACCTGCTCGGGCCAGACTACATAGCGAACCTGCAGATGTCCGGGTCGCCGGAGCTCGTGCGCGCTTGGCTGGAGGGCGACTGGGACGTGGTTGCCGGCGCCTACTTCCCCGAGTTCTCGCGGGGGAGACATGTGCTCGAGCCGCTCGACTTCCCCGCGGACTGGCGGCGCTTCACCGCCTCGGACTGGGGCTCGGCGCGGCCCTTCTGGACCGGCTGGTTCGTGATCGTGCAACGCGAGATGAAGGCGCGCACCTCGACCGGGCGGCCGGTGACGCTCTTGCCCGGAGCGTTGGTGTGCTACCGCGAGTGGTACGGCGAGGACCCGAGGCGCCCGGCGCAGAACCTCGGCCTGAAGCTGCCGGTGGAGGAATGGGCTGCTGGTGTTCTCAAGCGATCCCAGGGCGAGGAGATCAGCTACGACGTGGTCGATACCTCGATGTTCGACGAGGACGGCGGGCCCTCGCTTGCCGAGCGCGGCGGGAAGGTCTCGCTCAAGGGCAAGAAGCTGCGGCTGAGACCCTCGGACAAGAAACGACTTCCGGGCTGGAACCAGGTGCGCTACAGGCTTCGAGGGGACCTGCCGGACGAGCAAGCTCCTCCGATGCTCTTCTTCACCACCGCGTGCGAGGACGCGATCCGCACGCTGGCTGCGCTACAGCATGACGACGTCGAATCCAAGTTCGAAGACGCCGAGACCTCTGGTGAAGACCACCCTTGTGATGGCGTCAGATATGGCTGCATGTCGCGCCCGAGGAAGCTGCCGGAGCCCGAAGACCGATTCGCAGGACAACCCAAACTGGGGACGATGGAATGGCTGATGACCGAGGCTTGGAAGGGCCGGCAGATGCCCGGCTTGTCGAAACGCCCGCTGTACTGACGCCGCTCGAACTGAAGGCAGCGGAGGACGCCAGGCGCGCGATCGTCGAGCACCTGGGCAAGAACCCGGTGCTGAACATGGACGCGTTGGTCGAGATGAAGGACCTGCGGCCGCGGCTGGAGAAGGAGATGCGCCTGCCGAACGACACCCGCGGTGCGCGCAACAGGGTGTACTTCTTCTCGATCGACGGTACGCTGCGCGGCAACCGGCTGACGCACTGCCTGCTGGGGGGCGAGTGCATCATGGTCCAGTCCGACCGGGGCTTCGAGCACGCGCTGAAGACCGCGAAGGACGGGCTGAACGACACGGTCGAGATCGCCAAGGACTACTTCGCCGAGCTGAACCGCTCCGTCGTGGTGGCGAGCCCGCTGGACGCCTCGCACCTGAACGTGGACGTCGGTGGCCGGCGCGCAGGGCACGTACCTGGCCAGCCTGACCTCGCATCCGACCCGAAGCTGCGCTCGATGATCGAGCACCTGATCGGCAAGAAGCCGTGGCGCGGGTGATGACAGCATGGCGTCGGCTGGTATGCAGGCTTCGCGGGCACGTCATGTACCGTATCGAGCCGGGGGACGGTATCGCAGCGCTGATCCCGACGGAAGTGTGCCGGCGCTGTGGTCACTGGGAGGCGCAGCCTGAGTCGGTGATCCTCGGCATCGACCGCACGTCTACGGCCTGGTGGCGGAGCGGGGGAGCGTGATGGCGTGGATGAGCTGCGGACCATGCGGAGCGCCGGTGCGCGAGCCGGAGCGAGCGGGCGTGGCGTGGGCGTGGTCGCTGGTGCACTTGGTGCCCTCGCTGAAGTGGCATTACGCCCACTATCGCGACACGGAGCCGCAGCGCCTGTGCTTCGCGCGCAGCACCCGCAAAGACCCCTACGCTTGCGCACAACAGCCGCCGAAGTAGATTCGGCGCTTCCCGGGCAAGCGGCCTGGGCTGAAGCTGGCGGCGCAGCAGGATCGTCACCCTTCCTGCGGGTTGACCGGGCCTATCTCGGTCATAGGAGTAGATCATGTCCATCAAGGCAAGAAGTCTCGGCACTTGCGCTTCCGCCGCACGCGGCATCCTGATCACCGCCGGCGCAGAAGCCACCCCCTGGGTTGCAACAGTCACTGCGGGTCACCGCCTGAAGAACGGCGATCGCATCGCCATCGCCGGCATCACCACGCAGGTCGGCAGCAACGGCGAGTGGAGCGTCTCAGCGGTAGGCGCCACCGCCGCCACGATGGACGGATCCTCGGCGACCGGCGCCTTTGCCGGCACCGCAGTGGTGGCGGTGTTGTGCGACCAGACCCCGTTCCTGCCGCGGCACTCGGCGATTGCGATGATCAACCAGCCCTCGGGCGCGGTGTTCGTCGGGACGCTGGTGTTCGAGAAGGCCGACAGAGTCTCCGCGGCGGGATTCTTCCACGACCTTTCCGGGGTGGACACGGCGGGCTTCGTCTCCGCGCTGAAGTCGGGCGAGATCGCGATCCCGGCGGGCACCGCCGGCCAGGTCATGGCTCTTGAAGTGGACCTCGCGCGCTACATGACCATCCGCTGCTCGGCGTACACCTCCGGCGTTGCCGGCGGCGTCCTGCTGGCGTAGATGCAGCGGCTCATCCTTCCAGGTGAGGTCGGCTCACAGGTCGAGCCGCGCCTCACCTTGGAGGGACTGAGAGACCTGCTGCAGGACTGGCGCAAAGCCGGTCGGCGCATCCCGAACTACATCCTGGTGTCGGAGTACGAGCGCCGGGACCTGAACCAGGACCTGCTCGCCGGCAGCACGCAAGAGGTAGCGAAGGCGGACCAGCGCCCGGAGCACGACGGCGAGGCCATTGGAATGATCGAGGGCGTGATGGTGAGGTCGCACCCGGACGTGCCGCGCGGCAAGGCGAGGTTCATTTACCCGCCCGTGAAGGCCGATGTGAGCGACAGGCTCGGTGGCGAGGGCAAGATTATCGTGGGGGCGCGCTGATGGAGGTGATCTCCCAGCCCGCCGGCGCCGGCACGATGCGCGAGTCTTCGGGCCCGCTGCAGTCTGCCGATCGGCACAAGCCCAACTTCGAGCCCACGCAGGACGAGCAGACGGTCGTCCAGCACTGGCTGAAGCGCGTCGAGCGCGCCGAGGATGCGGCGCTCGCGAAGAAGTGGCGCGACAGCTTGGCGAAGCTCCGGCAATACGAGCGCGGCGAGCAGACCGTCGACGATAAGAAGAGCCGCACGAACATGGTCTACGCGACCATCGCGGCGATGATGCCGGAGCTCTACGCCCGGAATCCCACCATCGCGGTGACGCCCACCGACGCGGTGAGCGAGGCCGAGCTTGGCAAGGTGAAGAAGTTCTGCGCGACGGCCGAGAAGGTCATCCGCAAGATGCTGGTGGAGGAGGGCAAGCTCAAGAAGCGGGCCAAGGCCAACATCCGCTCGGCGTGTGTCACCAGCTTCGGCGTGCTGAAGGTGATCTACCAGAAGGAGTACCGCGGCGACCCGATCGCGGTGCGCCGCATCGAGGACACCCAGGACAACCTCGCGCGTGTCGAGGCGCTGATCCAGCAGCTGAAGAAGACCGACGACCCGAGCGAGCTCGCGAAGAAGCGCGACCTGCTGCAGTCGAACCTGAAGGCCCTGGCCTCGGGCAACGAAGTGCGCATCTACAAGGGCTTCGTGGTCGACAGAATGAAGTCCGAGGACTTCCTGGTGCTCGACGACAACGTGGACGAGTTCGACGAGTACGTCGATGCCAGAGCCTTGGGCCACAAGATCTGGATGACCGTCGGCAAGGCGCGCCAGATGTTCGAGCTGGAGCCGCACGGCGCCACCCGGTACGGGCGGCCGCGCACCGACGCGAATCAGAAGGTGGACGACACCCCGGCCGATGAGCAGTTCATCTGCGTCATCGAGGTGTGGGACAAGGAAAACGGCGTGGTCAGGACCACCGCCAAGGGCATGAACCGCTGGCTGCGCGAGCCCTACGCGCCGCCGCATGCGCCGCAGCGCTGGTATCCGTTCTACGCGCTGGGCTTCAACCTGACCGAAGGCTGCTGGCGCCCGCTGTCGGACGTCGAGCTGCTGATGAGCCTGCAGGACGAGTACGACCGCACCCGGCAGAACTTTGCCGATGCGCGCGAGAAAGCCGTGCCGGTCATGATCGTGCGCAAGGCCGGCAACCTGACCGAGCCGGATGTCAAGAACATCACCGACCGCAAGAACAGGGACACGATCGCAGTCGAGGGCAACCCCAGCGTACCGATCAGCCAGGATGTGATGTTCCTGGTGCCGCCGCCGCTCGACGCAGCGTCCTACGACGTGTCGCTGATCAGGAACGACATGGACTTGGTCTCGGGTCGGTCCGACGCCAGCCGGGCGAACCTGATCAAGCCGAAGACGGCCACCGAGGCCGAGATCATGGCCGAGGCGATGCAGTCGCGGGTCGGGGAGCGCCGGGACACGCACGAGGACATGCTCTCGGAGATGGGCGAGGCCTCCCTCGAGGTGGCGCTGCGCGACCTGACGAAACCGGAGGTGATGCAGCTCGCCGGCAGCGATGCGCAGTGGCCGGAGAACCCTGAATCGGTCGAGACGATCTTCCGCATGGTCTCGGTGAAGGTGCGGGCCGGATCCAGCGGCAAGCCGAACCAGCAGAAGGAGCGCGAGCAGTGGGGCCAGCTGCTGCCGGTGGTCGAGAAGACGATGACCGCGGTGGCCGAGCTGCGCATGCAGGGCAACTTCGACATGGCCGAGGCGGCGCTGGAGCTCCTGCGCGAGACCCTGCGCCGGTTCGACGAGAACCTCGACCTCGACGCCATCATCCCGCCGATCGAGAAGGACCAGAACGGCAAACCGATCGCCCAGCAGAAAGCGGCGATGGAGTTGGTGAAGACGAAGGAGATGCTCGCGCAGTTGCAGGAGGAACTCGCCAAGTGCCAGCAGGACCTGCAGAAGGCGCAGGCCGGCGAGCAGGCGAAGATCACCGAAGCGAACAACAAGGCGCAGCTTGCCCAGCAGGACGCCGAGCGCAAGGCCGCCGAGCAAGCGGCGGACGCCTCGCGCGACTACGAGGGCCAGCAGGCAGCCGAGCAGCGCGCTGCGGTGGTGAAGGTCGAGCAGGAGCGGACGAAGGCCGAGGAAGCGCGCCTTGCCGACGAACGGGCGAAGCGGGAGCTCGACGCGAAGATGGCGCTCGAGAGGCACCTGGCGCTGATCAAAGCGGCGGCCGACCTGATGAGCAAGCAGTACGCAGCGGATGTGCAGGCCGACACCGCTCGCGCGACGGCCGCTGCGGACGCGAATGACGAGGCGGCCGAAGGTGAGCGCAAGGCGGCTGCGGAGGCGGACAGCAGCCAGCGCCTGGAGAAGATCATCAACGGGCTGGGCCAGACGATGGCCACGCTGTCGAAGGCGATCGAGCAGATGGGCGCCGATTCGGCCGAGCGCACCAAGCTCGTCAAGGCGTACATCGCCGATGAAGATTAAACAAGGAGTAAGACCATGAACTGGATGCTCGCTGTTTGGCTGCACGTCCTCCTGCCGCTCTACATGGCCGCGAAGGGCACGACCTTCAGCAACG